ACATAGAGACATAGATATCTCTTTCCCATGGCAACATAGCTTCTAACTCCGTCAAACTGTATTTGTGATGCTGCATCAAAGAAAAGTTTGTCTGAAAATAATTCCCTAAATTATCGTGAGAAAGTGTTATCCGAAAAAACTTTGAATACCCTCCAGGGTAATTTGTTCTTCATAACCACACTTCGGACATTTAAAATCTAAATCTTTTTTCAATTTAGGCATAGTTTGAAAAAATAATTCTATTTTTTGAAAGTCTTCTTTTTTCATATTTTCAAAGAAGTCCATCAGTTCTTCTTTCGTATGATCTTTTGCGTAGTAGATGTTATCTTCATCATAGATGTAATCCACACAGTCCAACATCATTTCGAAAATATCCAAATCCTCTGAATTTTCAACTTTTTCTATTAAATTAAATGTGGGATATTTCATCACAACACCAAGCTTTGGTGTTAATTCAATTTTATTAGTGTGATTTTCGTTTTTTGTTGGTGTTATTTCTTGTAGATTTAAATCAAACTTAACAACGCCACCACACTTTGTCGATTCGCCGTTTTCAGAAACAATATCGTTATTACAAGTGTATCTTAATTTCACAACTTCTTCGACAGATTTAGCTCTTAACTGTAAAAACAGATATTCTAAATCAAAAGTTGCAAGATCATCCACTTTTATATTTTCGGTTAAAATACAATTATTCAATACTTGTTTAATAACTTCCATGGATTCTTTTAGATCATCAGAATGATTTGCCATTAACAAAAGCTTTTGCTCTTTGACAAGAAATGGTCTAAATTTAACTACTCTTCCATCTGAAATTAGTTTAGCTTCATAAATCGGCACATCAAGTTTAGGTAAAGGCATAATTTTTCCTCACTAGTAATAAATTTTTATACATCAATAGCACTATACTTATGATAAGTAAATTGAACTGTTAACCGATGAAAACCATCATTTGCCCAAGCCATGTTCATCGATGACATACCGATTGGGAACGCATCAATTAATTGCACTCTGTAAATTTTAGTTCCGGCATCATCAAATTGAGTAACGTAAGCGTTTGTCATATATCCTGAATCTTTTGGAAATCTTAGATTATAAGTCGAAGGTGACATAATTAGATTCATCCAATCGTCAAATATCTTTTTTTCTGAAAAATCGTTCGTTGACACAAAAGTAAAACTAATAGTGTCGTATTGCACTTGATAAGGTATTTTAAATAAAGGCCCGTAGACTTTTGCATCGTTTGTGATATATGTTTTGCCCGGTAGGTCTGTAGCTTCACATTGTAACGTCAATGCTCTAATTTTGCTTGCGTCACCCACGGCTGGTGGCAACGCAATGTTAACTTCAAAATTTGCCGATCTAGCCGGTCCATTTTTGGTGTTTAAATGTGATCTAAATTCGTTTACATTAAATGCCATTAGAATCTCTTTTGTGAATTTTTCCAGACTTTATTGTCTGATGCATTTACAAAGCCTGCGACAGGAAGAAGTGCTGCGATTTCCCATTCATCGGATTTTACTTCTAAAAAGGGAGAACTGACTTGAGAATACAAATATCTCTTAACACAAGGTATTGCCTCATACATTCTGCTGCTAGACTGTAAAAAAGCATAACTGATTTTCAATCTCGTTTGTGCATTATAATTTTTGTTTGTTACGATTTCGTCTAACTTGGACAATAAACTAATTCTTGAATTTGGACTAATGTAATGCAAATTTAAACCTAAAAACCCATCTGAATATGGTTCTATCGGAATAACAAGAGGAAACATATCAAAGTATGGTAGTTTATCTTTGTGTTTCGCATCGTAAATGTAAAAGTACATCTTACCGATGCTGATTCTTGTTTTTAGATCCGATTTCTTCGGATTATCTAAAATTGGAGTAACGGCAGAACCTCGAAGTTGATTCATTTTAGACTTTAACCAACTTCTGGTTTTAGCCGTTCTCATCTGAAGATTTTCTTTTACGATATCTTCTTTGATTTTTTCTATTAATGTTTTTTTAGCCATTATATATTTATCTTACAATCCTAAATCTTTTTCTGTTATTATGCTGAACTTCCATCCATGCTCTAGACAAAATAGTTCTGCTGCTCTCCATTTTTCTTGATTTATTGCGTATGTCATAGACTCTTGTAAAAATCTTTTGGTTTTTCTCTTTTGTTCAGGCAACTGAGTTTGTTTATAGGGTTTGACTTCCCACATATGAGTTTCTTCATTCCCGTCTTTTTTTCTAACTCTTAATATAAAATCGGGAAAATACCTATGCTTTTTCTTATCTATGGGATTAATATAAGGAATGAATAATTCCTCTGATGCAAACCATATAATTGAGGGATGTTCATCTAAATACTTTAGAACTTTGAGTTCCCAGGATGACCTAAATATAACATTATTTGGGTCACCTTTGTATTTTTGTTTATTCTTTAATTTATAAATTCCCTGGTAATATTTATTAGGCATGACAGTTTTTAATGCTATTTATTCATATAAATATATTGCAAAGTTTATAAAAATAGGAAAATAAATGGAAGAATTCGAAACATCACCAGGTCTGAGTGTTAACACCACAACAGACGTAGATCCCCCCGTATTAAGCGGTGATTACTCACTAATTGGTGACGATACCTCCACAGATGTTGCTGATCCAATAATGTCTGGTAATGGATCTGTAATGGGTCCAATGACCGCTCAATTTGGAGAACAAACTGAAGTCCCGCCTGCAACACAACCAACAACTCTAAACGTTTTTAGATTTCCTGAAAATATTGGAACACCAACACCAGGAGTAGTGACTTCATCATACGCCAATAGTGGTACTGGACACTATATGATGATTTTCGCAAATGTTCAGCGAAGAACACAATATCCTTTCACAGCAGATCCTGTTAATAGTCCGACGAGGGTTGAAAATGCAAATAGATTTGCGGGATCTAGTAGCGCAACATATGACATAAGTTATTTACTCTCAAATATAAACAATACGATCAGAACTACTGAAGCTTTTGTTTTACAAATACCAGATACCGTGGCGTACAATAACTCTCAATCATATGATGAATTTGGTATTGGTGGTACACCTCTTGCTGCTGGTTTGACTGGCGCACAAAGTTATCAAGATTTGATGAGAAGTCGAAATGACTCAAAAGACGCTTTTGCGGGCGCAGCTAGAAACTTAGCGCCATCTCTTCTTGCTTTAGCATCCAAAGGCCTTCCAGGCGGTCAAGCAATATTTCAGAATTTAACTGGATTGGCAATAAACCCTATGATGGAAGTAATTTATACAAAGCCAAATTTTCGTCATTTCAGATTTGATTTTCTTTTATATCCAAGAAGTAAGAGTGAGTCACGAAGTTTACAAGATTTAATACGACGTATGAGATTTCATCATGCACCAGAAATTTTCAAAGAATCAAAAGGCTTCTTTTTGGTTCCACCCTCAACATTTGATATTAAGTTTTACTATAATGGACAAGAAAATATAAACATAGATCCAATTTCCACTTGTGTTTTAACTGATATTGATGTTGATTATGCACCACAAGGTTGGAGTGCATATGAAGAATTAAATAATGACTCTGTTTCATTAGGTGGTACTGGTATGCCAGTCGGTTTACGTTTAACACTACAATTCAAAGAAACAGAGTATATGACAAAAGATCACTACAAAGGAACAGGAGACACCGCGGCGGCAGACGTTGCTAATGGTGTTGCTCCGATTGGATAATAAAAATGTCAATATATTTTTCAAATTTTCCAAAAGATTTATACAGTTTTAATGATTTTTATGAAATCTATGTCACAAACATAGTCAGCAGAATATCGTTTGAACAAAAATTTATGAACAATGCCGCGGCATATTACGTTCATAGAATAAAGGATGGTGAAACTCCAGAGGGTCTTGCATATAAGATATATGGTAATTCGGAGAGACATTGGATTATATTATTGATGAATGAAATAATTGATCCTTTGTATGATTGGCCATTGAACTATGAATCTTTTAACAAATATATAATTTCGAAATATAATTCCATAGAATATGCAATGTCAAATATGCATTCATATTATAAAGTTACAACATCAACGATTAATCAAAACAGTCCTTCAAGAATAACGAATGTTGAAAAAATAAGAGTTGACTTTAGTACATATACAGACATTCTAGAAAATCCTAATGACTATACATATCAAGTTATTACGCTCGCAGATGGTAATTCTCTAAGTAGACAAGTTTCAGCACAAGCTAAATCATTTTACGATTATGAAACAGAACAAAACGAAGCTAAGAGATCAATAAAAATATTAAAACAAGAATTTGTTAGTTCGGCAGTAAGCGAATTGAAAAAAGTATTTGAAAAATGAGTGAACCTACTGATTTTAATATAAAAGTATTAAAAATAAAAACAACATCTGGAGAAGTTGATGTTAGTGGTATGTTTGAGGAATTAAACATCTATGACAATTTGTTTATGCCATGTATGTC